GCAAACGAGTTTCAACTTGTGTTTACTGTTATGCCGGACATTACGATTGAAGCGCGGGGAGACGGGCTGATACCCGAAATCCTGCGGGTTAGGAGCGCATGGAAGCTCGCAGCGTAACCTGGCTGCATCGCGGTGGTGCTGAGATGGCATCCTACCGACTGAGGGCGCAGATACCCTCTGCATACTGCAACGACGACTCGCGGATCAATGCTACGGGTGCGGATATATCGGTGTTTGCTAAGCCGCATCCTGACGATCTTGAAGTCTTAAGACAAATTAATGCTCGGGGTGCTAAGACGGTGGTCGATATATGCGACGACCATTTCAAGCATCCAAACTTAGGAAAACTTTATGAAGCAATGTCTCGAGAAGCTCATGCAGTTGTGTGTCCGACTGCGGAAATGGCGCGACGAATTCGCATCTATGCGGAAAGGGATGCCCAAGTAATTCCCGATTCATGGGAAAACAGGGGGCAGCCTCACGCAGACGGCAACAAGTTTTTGTGGCTTGGGCATCAAAGCAATCTGAAAGAGATATTGCCGTACCACGCAATGCTCAAGAAGTACGATATGACGTATTGCACAGGGCCAAACGATCTGATTGAGTGCGTGCCGTGGTCTACAGCCGCGCAAGAACAGTTATTGCGTGAAAGCAACATTGTTTTGTTGCCAAATGCCGAGGAAACCTACAAAAGTCCCAATCGGCTGATCAATGCAATCATGGCGGGATGTTTTGTAATAGGCAGTAAGATTGTTATAAACAAGGAATTCAAACACTTTTGTTACCTTGGGCCTGTTAATGGTGGAATTCAGTTCTCCCAGGCTTACAGGCATGAATTGAACGCTTTGGTCAGAGAAGGCCAACGCTACATCCGAATGCACTATTCCCGCGAACAGATTGGAGCGCAATGGAACACGCTATTCGCCTCAATCTAGGGGCAGGTGACAGGCATTGGCCAGGATGGGTCAACGTCGATTGCATTGGAGATCAAGACATGATCTCGGATGTAACGAAACTTGATTTGCCGGATGACCATGCCGACGAGATTTCCGCTATCCACTTGTTTGAGCATATTGAACGCCTTAAGGTGAAACAAACCTTACTGGAATGGCGGCGGGTACTGAAGCCAGGCGGTCAGTTATCGCTTGAGATGCCATGCCTTGATAACGTGATTGCTTTGTGGAATGCGGGCTATCGGCATGATGACTTGATTGGGCGACCATTGTTCGGACTGCCCGAACCTGATACGATGCGGCATCATTGGTGCTACTCTAAAGCTGAAATCGGTGCGCTGTTTACCGAAGCAGGTTTTCAGAACGTGCAATTCCAAGAACCATTTTTTCACTTGCCACAGCGCGATCTACGCATTGTTGGCACTAAATAAGGAGCAGTCATGGCTATCCCCTCACGTGTTCTTGGTGCAGGCAATTCTGCATTGTCAACGATTTCGATCTGCGGCGATGGCGCTACTGGCCTCGTTGCTGTTGGCAGCACGATTGCTGACGCTCTGCAACTGTCAGCGGTATGGAACACGCTAACGACTTCATCGGCTAGTACCGGCGTGATTTTGCCACCGACTGAAGCAGGCGCAATGGTTGGCATTCGTAATGATTCGGGACAGACCATCACGATCTACCCGAAAGCAGGATCGACGATTAATGCTGCCGCATCAACTTTAAGTCTTGCAACCGCAAAAACTGTAATTCTGTTTGCTACTAGCGCAACTACTTGGGCATCCGTTCTTACTGCATAAATTTTTCCCCACAGGAGAAAACAATGGCACTTGATTCAGATATCAACAATGCAGACTCGCAGCTTTACGTCGAGTTCTACACGTCAGACAAAGACCCCTACAAGGGCAAGCCGTTCATAAAAATCGTAGTGCCAGGCGATAAGACGACAGTAATTGATCAGCCGGTGCGGGATGACCACAAAGAGCGTTTCCCGCGCCAATGGCTGCATTTTCAGATGCAAAGCGGTGATGGCCCGGTTATCGGCACGCCGCTGAAAGATTGGTTTCAAGATCGCCCTGATGAGTTGAACGACAACCAACTGGCTGAGTTGCAGATTCTGAAATTTCAGACGGTTGAACAAGTAGCTACCGCAAGCGATACTCAGCTTCAAAGAATTGGCATGGGTGGAGTAGGATTGCGCGAACGTGCGCGGAATTACTTGCTGAACAAGAATCAAAAGGTTTCGAGTGGCGAGTTGGATAAGACCCGCCTAGAGCTTGCAGAACTTAAGGCACAGATGGCGATGCTATTGGAGCAACGACGACCTGGCAGACCAAGGAAGAACGATGTCATCGACGACAATGTTGGAGTTAGTTCAGCAAACAACTAACGAGCTTGGCGTTGCAACCCCGACAAGCGTAGCAGGCAATACAAACCAAGACGTTATCCAAATACTCGCGTTGATGAACGCGAACGGGTACGAGTTTCTTCGTCGCCACGCTTGGCGGGAACTGACTAAACAATATTCGTTTTACACGCAGTATCTTACGACCACCGGCACTTGGACGACCGCAGCCCGCACGATCACGATGGCCTCCACTACGGGCTTGGACACTACCTATCAGGTTCAAGGCACAGGCATCAATCAGAACACCTATATCGTTTCGGTTGACTCAGGTACGCAAGTGACAGTCAATCAGGACTTCTCTGCAAACGCCGCAGGTGCTACTGCCTACTTTCAGAAAATCAAGTATTCGCTTCCCTCTGACTACGAAAGTCTTGTCCCGCGCACTATGTGGGACAAATCCAAGCATTGGGAAATGCTCGGGCCGGAAGATGCTCAGCAATGGGAATGGCTGTTGTCGGGCTACATCTCAACTGGCCCGCGTATTCGTTGGCGTATGTTGGGTGCGTATTTTCAGATATGGCCCGGTATGTCTACGGCTGAATATCTCGGTTTGGAGTACCGCAGCAAAGGATGGGCTGCATCTTCAACGGGAACGGTAAAAAACTCGTTTACTGCCGACACCGACACTTGCATTTATCCTGATCGGTTGATGGTCAACGCAACAAAGCTGAAGTATTTCGAGGCCAAAGGCTTTGATACCACAGCGATGATGCGTAACTATATGACCGAGTTTGAGGCTGCTAAAGCTCTCGATATGTCGTCTGCCAATCTGTCGCTCGCACCGCGTCCAGGTACAGTCCTGATCGGTTACGACAATATCCCCGACTCGGGCTACGGTACTAACTGATGGCAACAAGCGCACGCCGCCGAATGATGGTTCAAGGCACAGCCGCGCAAGTGGCTTCCTTGCCTGCTCCAATTGGTGGTTGGAACGCTCGGGATTCGCTCGCCAACATGGAAGCGACTGATGCTGTGCAGTTGACCAATATGTTTCCCGCGGTGTCGAGCGTCAATCTGCGCGGTGGCTATCAACAGTTCGCAACGGGCATCACGGGGCAAGTCGAGAGTCTGTTTAACTATTCAGGCGGCGCGTCAGAAAAACTGTTCGCAGTAGCGGGCGGGAAAATCTACAACGTAACAGCAGGTGGTGCTGTAGGCGCTCCAGTTGTCTCAGGACTGACAAACTCGCGGTGGGAGTATGTCAACGTATCCACGCCTGGCGGCTCGTTCATGTACTGCGCCAATGGCGTTGATGCGCCTTTGCTCTACAACGGCACGACGTGGACTGCAATCACAGCATCATCATCCCCGGCCATTACGGGCGTGACTACCACAACGCTTGACGATGTGACGCTGTTCAAGAACAGGGTATGGTTCATTCAAAAGAACACCCTCGTTGCATGGTATCTGCCGACTTCCTCAATAGCGGGTGTTGCTGAGCAAATCGACTTGAGTTCGGTTGCTCGTTTTGGCGGCTATCTTGTCTCAATTGGCACATGGACAATCGACGCAGGCTACGGCGCTGACGACAATTTGGTGTTTGTCACTAGCAATGGCGAGATCATTGCCTATCGAGGGACTGATCCGGCCTCTGCATCGACGTGGGCGCTGATGGGCGTTTGGAAGCTCGGCACGCCTATCGGCAAGCGCTGTATGTTCAAGTATGCAGGCGATCTGCTGATCCTTACCTTGGACGGTTTGTACCCTCTAGCGTCGGCGATTCAAAGCTCACGGCTTGATCCGAGGATTGCGCTATCTGACAAGATTCAAGGCGCGTTTGCTGAAGCTACAAGGACGTATCAAGATAATTTCGGTTGGCAGATTATCTACAACTCAAAAAACAATGCGTTGTTTGTAAATGTGCCAATAGCTGAAGGTTCTCAACAGCAACAGTATGTGATGAACAACATCACGAAGGCGTGGTGTAACTTTACGAACTGGAATGCTAACTGTTGGGAAATATTCTCAGATGACCCGTATTTTGGTGGGAATGGTTTTGTAGGTAAAGCCTGGACGTTGGACTATCAAGACAACGCGGCAAACATTGAAGCGTTAACGCTACAAGCATTCAACTACTACGGCTCTCGCGGTGTTAAAAAGTATTTCACCCGCGCAAGACCTAGCATTTTTACTAATGGGCAACCGGCAATATTTGTTGGTATGAACGTTGATTTTGAGGTGTCAGACACGACCGCAGCTTTGTCATTTAGCCCGCAATCTTTTGGTCTTTGGGATACAGCGTATTGGGATAGTGGTTTGTGGGGATCAGGTGCAACGATTACAAACAACTGGCAAGGCATCACAGGTATCGGCTATTGCGGTGCTATTCAGATGAAAAGCGCGAGCAAAGGCTTGCAGATCGAATGGGCATCGACGGATATTGTGTATCAGACCGGATGGGCAGGTATATAACGAAAGGCCCGGCTATCGGGCATTGGGTGGCTAAACGTGTCGATGGCGGCTATTTTGAAGAACGCAGCCAGGCAATAGGATTGTGCAAGGACGATGAGATAGTTGCAGGCGTGATCTACGAGAACTGGAACAGGAAGAGCATTTGGTGTCACATAGCAATAGAAGGAAGAATGACAAGCGCATACCTAGCAACAATTTTTGATTATCCGTTTAATACTTGCCAAGTAGATAAGATCATAGTACCGGTAGGAAACGACAACGAAGCAAGCATCAAGCTAGTAACGAATATGGGATTTGTAGAGGAAAGCAGAATTAAGGATGCAAGGGTTGATGGTGATATTGTTTTTTTTACAATGAAGCATGACGCTTGCAGGTTTTTGAATGATAAATACCGCAGGAAACTAGGAGTTAATCATGGGTAAAGGTTCGTCAGCACCACCGGCCCCCGCAACACCGGACTATGCAGGTGCGGCACAAGCGCAGGGTGCGGCTAACGTAGAAACAGCTCGCCTACAGGGAAGGATGTCGAATCCGAACATCATTTCGCCTTTGGGAAAACAAACTGTTACCTATGAAGGCGATCAGCCTACTGTCACGCAGACCCTTACCCCAACAGCAACCGAGACGCTTGCTTCGCAGCAGCGTGTGCAACAGTTGTTGGCAACTCTTGGCGAGACGGGTACAAAACAAGCGCAAGATGTAATTAGCACCCCGTTTGCTCCTACTGGAACAGCAGGTCAAGAACTACAAACTAGATTTGATACGTCTAACCTTGCTCGCGCTCCTGTTAACGCAGGAACAACGGGTCAAGAAGCAATTATGAGACGACTGCAACCGCAGCTAGAACGTAGAGAGGCAGCAGTTAACACGCAACTAGCAAATCAAGGCATAACGCCTGGCTCTGAAGCATACAGAACAAAGCAAATTGAAGAAGCGCAAAGTCGTAATGATTTGGAAAGCCAAGCTGCTTTGCTAGGCATAGGGCTTGATACAAGCGCCCGCGCCGCCGGTTTAAGCGAAGAGCAAGTAAGGTTAGCAACGCAAAATGCTGCACAACAACAAGAGTTGCAACGTCAAGCATATTTGCGTCAACAGCCTTTGAATGAGATCACGGGTCTCATGTCAGGCTCGCAGATTCAGATGCCGCAATTCCAAGGGTATCAAGGGCCGACTGTAGCGCCGCCTCCAATCTTTGCAGGAACGCAAGCACAGGGTGCTGCAAATATGAATCAGTACGGCATTGCATCTGCTAACGCCAATGCGTCAAATGCGGGTCTTTACAACTTGTTAGGTGCTGGTGGCATGGCATTTGGTATGGCAAATCCCAATTTGCTTAAGTTAGGTTAACCATGAACAATATGTATAGCTTCAATCCCGACGAAAAACGTCAGCGCATGGCGCAGGCATTGGAAAACTACATTCTGCCTGAACAAAAGTTGCAGATGCCACAAGCACCTGCACAATCGTCTAGCGGAATGTCGCCTATGGACATTGCTAAATTGTTCAAGAAAAAGCCAATCAATCCATATAGCAGCAATGACGCAAAAGATGCTTCAACGCCTACTGATTTGAACGTGTATCAGGAGAGTCAATAATGGCTACCGTGAATTTTAATTTGCCAAGCCCATACGAGTCTGAACTTGCTGATATCGCTCGCCGTCAAAAGATGGCTGAGTTGATGCAGCAACAGGCTTTTCAGCCTGCTGAGACGTTTAGCTATGGCGGCATACAGGCTAGGACTTCGCCGCTTACAGGCATAGCTAAAGCCTTGCAAGGCTACATGGCAGTCAAGACACAAAAAGACTTGGCAAAAGAAGAAAAAGCATTAGGCGAAAAAGAACGCACAGATGCACAAAATTGGTATCAAAACATTGATACTGTGCCGTCTGATCTTGTGGATGAAGGCCCGCTTCCCGCACGAAAGCGTAGTGAAGAGGAACGCAGAGCACACTTGTTCAAAGGTTTGAGCAATCCCGCAACTGCCGGATTTGCTCAAACAATGCTTGCTCAAGATATGGAAGAAAAAGATTTCCAACGTGCTTTGAACGCTGCTAGAGAAAAGCAAGCGCCTGTTGTTGCTGCTTCCTCTGCGGAAAGAATGAACACGATGATTCCTGGACAGCCAGGTTCATCCGTTATGGCGGGTGCAGTAGATCAATCACCTGGCGCAACAAATATGGCACAACCTAACATATTTCCACCCGTAGCGCCGCCCGTTGCACCACAAGCTGCTCCGCAAGCAATGCAACAACCTGGGCAGCAAGGGTTAGGTTTGAATCCTGAAGTGCTTGCTATGTCTGCAAGTAAACGTGGTCGAGAACTTGCTAACTTTTTGCAAAAAAATGCACCTGAGTTTGGCACAAAAGGCGAAACGTTTAGAAAGGCTGATGGCACTCTTGTTGAACGAGTCTATGGCAAACGAGGGGAAGTTATTGAACGTCCTTTGCAAGCAACGCCTTATGAAGCCACGACCACAGAAATTCGCAACGTCAATGCAGCATTAACGGGTGCAGGAATTGATCCTAATAGTCAACAAGGTCGTGGTGCATTTAGTGCGTTGTTGAACAAAATGACTAGCCATCAACCTGCAACAAATGTCAATGTAAACACCGAACGGTCTTACTTTGGCAACGTTGCAGAAGGATTGGCAAAGTCTGATGCGTCAACAATAGAAGCAGCACGTTCAGCGCCTGAGAGAGTAACAAGCGCAAGGCGCGTGCTTCAGACATTGCAGCAAAATCCAATTACCGGAACAGGCGCTGAAATTAGATTGCAGATTGATAAGGCTTTGTCAACGGCCGGGCTTATTGATCCATCAAGAACGCAAGCAACTGAAAATCTAATGTCTAGTTTGGCAGCAGGAACTTTGGATTCAATTAAAACTAGCGGTCTTGGTGCAGGACAAGGATTTACGGACAAAGATAGAGAATTCCTAGAACGCGCAAAGTCAGGAAACATACAAATCAACGCTCAAACGCTTGCTGATTTGGCAAGGCTTAATGAACGTGCAGGATTGGCTTCCATTGACAAAGGCAATCAGACAATCAAACGATTGAAGAAAGCGCCTGGAATGAGTGGATTGCAGTCTCAGCTAGAGGAAATAGCTGTTCCTGAAAGTGGTGGTGGCGGCCAATTAACCCGAGATCAGCAAGCATTGCAATGGGCAAATACAAATCCAACTGATCCAAGAGCCGCAGCTATTAGGAAAAGGCTAGGACAATAATGGCAACTTTTGATCCTGATGCGTATCTAGCACAGCAGCCTGCATTCGATCCTGATGCTTACTTGGCATCAGTAAAGGAATCGCCTGCTGCTTGGCAAGTGGGAGTCAATGCTGTCAACAAAGGCATGGCTAACACGATTGATATGCTGTTGAATGCACCACAAAACGTGGCAAACCTTGCACGCGCGGGGGTTGGTACTGCTGCAATCGCAGCGGGACGGCCTGATCTTGCGCCTGAGATTCAGCCAACGCCGGATTTGGCTCGCAGAGCTTTTACCGCCCTCGGTGGCATTCGTCCTGAGTTTGAGCCGTCTACTACAGGGCAACGAGTGCTAGACGTTGCAGGACAAGGCGTAGGAGGCGGTGTCATGTCTCCCGCTGCATCGCTAGGTGGAATGGGGCGAAATATCGCTGTAGGCGGTGTAAGCGGTGCTACTGGGCAAGGTACAACCGAAGCCACAGGAAGCCCGATAGCGGGTATGTTTGCAAGCATGACGACTCCAAGCGTGATGAGTGGTGCGGGCAATCGAGCGCAAGCTGCGGTTAATCAGGCAAGGCTGCGCGAAGCAGAGCAAGGACTAAGTAATCAGACTTTGCGAGCAGGTCAAGAAGCGGGATACATGATTCCCCCGTCTACGGTTAACCCGTCAGCGGTCAATAAAATACTTGAAAGCATTTCGGGTAAAGCAGCTGTTGGTCAAGAAGTTAGCTTACGCAATCAGGAAATCACCAACAGATTGATGCGTCAAGAATTGGGGCTTGCTGAAGGCACGCCAATATCAGAAAAAGCATTGTCTGATTTTCGGGCTAAAGTTTCAAAGCCATATCAGGAAATTGCAGCCATATCGCCATTGGCAAGTAGCACGTTAGAAAAACTAAAAGATGCGCGATTTAAAGCAAAAACACAATGGACTTATTACGACAGAAGCGCCGATCCCGAAGCATTAGACCTAGCAAAACAACTTGATGATAAAGCTGACATGTTAGAAACGGCTTTAGAAAAAATTGCTAGGAGATCAAATCAACCACAGCTAGTTAATGACTTGCGAGAAGCACGAAAGCAAATTGCAAAATCGTACAACATTGAGAACGCGCTAAACATTGGAACTGGCAACATTTCAGCACCGATCCTTGCAAGACAAATGGACAAGGGTGCGCCGTTTACTGGCAATCTAGCCACTACAGGACGTTTTGCTAATGCGTTCCCATCGTCAATGCGTGAGGGTGAAAGAATCCCTACGCCTGGCGTAAGTGCGGGTAATGCTTTGGCTGGAACAATTCTTGGAACTATAGGCGGAACGCAACTGGGTGCGCCTGGCGCATTGGCAGCAGCACTTCCTTTTGCAAGCATCCCCGCTAGGGCATTGGTAACATCGCCTGCGTATCAAAAAAGAATGGCACAGCCTAATTATTCGCCGGGCATGACAAATCGCGCACTTGCTCCTCTTGGTGGCATGAGGCCCGAAGAAGAAGCATTACTAAACGCACTTGCAGCAGCAAGACAACAAGGAGCACAGCAATGAGCTACAACGGAAGCGGTACTTTTCAGATCAATACGGCAGGGCAGCCTGTCGTAACGGGTACGGTTATCAGTAGCACAGCGTTTAACTCGCTGACTTCTGACTTGGCAACAGGTCTTAGCACCGCAATCACTAAAGATGGTCAAACAACTGTCACCGCCAATATCCCAATGTCTAACTTTAAGATCACGGGTCTTGGTGCAGCAACAGCCGCAGCCGACGCGGTTAGGTTCTCTCAGTTGCAAGGCAGCGCAGACAAGCTGTTAACTGTGACGGGAACTGATACCTACGTTGCTACTGCATCCCCTGCTCTGACGGCATACGCTGCGGGCAACCTGTTTTCGTTAGTTGTTCCTAATACAAACACAGGCGCATCAACGATCAACATTGACGGGCTTGGTGCTAAAGCCATCACGCGCACAGGATCAACTGCTCTCGTTGCAGGCGACATGATTGCAACCGAAGTTGTAATTGTTGTTTATGACGGCACTCGGTTTCAGTTGATCAACGCTAACAGCTTTACAAACTTGCTTGTATCGGGAACGCTGACCTACGGCGGTGTGACGTTGACGAATGCAGTCACCGGCACGGGCAAGATGGTGCTTGATACAAGCCCGACGGTTAATAATCCGACTGTCACTAACTACGTTGAAAGCGTCGTTGCTATTGGAACGGTTACATCATCTAGCACGTTGTCGCTGACTAGCGGGACTGTGCAAACAGCTACGCTGACCGCATCTACGGCTTGCACGTTCACCATGCCGACTGCTACTGCGGGCAAGTCGTTTGTG